AAATTATATTTAGATCGCTTTAATTTTATAGATGAAAGTTTTGATCTTTCAGACAATACTACGTCTATAAATTTATCTGCTTGGTTTTTAGAGTTGAACTTTTCCTTTAATAATGAATTATATAAATTTAGTTCATTTTTTAGATCGCTACCCTTTGCAAAAAATTCTTTTACTATTTTAAGAGCTTGAGATTTTTCAATGCCATTTAAGGTATCTGTTGTTATTTGTCTAACTAAAAGTTCAAATAATACACCAGTATTTTTAAGCTTTGAGTGCTTTATTTTGTTTGCCACCTAATAATCTCCTATCTCGATATATAATATTATATTCATATATAAATATATTAAAACCTGTCTTATGTTACGTCTGTATCTATTAAATTAGACTCGTCCAATAGACTGGTCTTTTCTCCTAGAATTGAGCGCTTAGAATTAAAGAGAGACATAGAATTAGCTACTTCTTTTGCTAATGGGGATCCCTGCTTATATTTGTGCCTAACAGATCTGTCCTTATTTTTTGCATCTCTCTTACGTTTTTCTTTTCCTAATGGATCTCTACCCCTAGTACCATTGTCTGTTCCGTAATAGTTGTTTTCTTTTGGTCGTCCAGGGTCTTTATCTGATTCACCATTTCTGGTTTTTCTAGTATCATTGGCTGATCTTAGTTTTTTTATATTTTCAGCCTTCATTTCTTCTTGTACAGTTGGTTCTTTTGCTGGATCTGAGCCTTCTGATTCTATTGTACTATGCCTATATGTATTTATAGTATCTTCAACAACTTTATCTCTTTGAATAGAATAATCGTCTTTTCCTATACCATAGATATTTTCATATATCCAATCTTCAGATAACATTTTATTATCTCGTATACTATCTGCTAGGGATACCTTTGCAGTCCATAATTCTATTTTTTCTTGCTCATATATTGTTGATGGATTAGTTAACGCTAATTCAAAATCTACTAAATCTTCATCTGTATATCCTTGCGCATATAGATGAACAAGACCTATTTTAGTTAGTTCTGATAAAAATATTTTTTGTATTCTTTCTATAGTTCTTGCAAATCTTACATCTAAAGCGGCAAGTGTTGCTTTTCCATCTACCCCTTCTTCATATCCTAAAAAGGCCTTAGGTACTCTTAGTGCTGCTAGCATTCTATTTTTTAGATATTCTATATCTTCTGTTCCAGTCCATTCCATTCCACCTAAAGCTTCAATACTAGTACCACTATTTGCGCCTCTTGTTGGTAAATAAAAATCTTCCATCATGTTTTGAAGATTGAACTTAAGATTGTAATCTCCCGTGTTTTGGTCAATATATGGAGTTTTCTTCATTCTACCTATTACTTGTTGCATATACTGGTCTACTTCTGATGGGGGTATATTTCCAATATCAATATTAAATACTCTTTTCTCTGGGGCACGCATGATTCTATGAATCATCATTGCATCTTCCATAAGAGTTAATTGTTTCCAAGTTTTTCTTGCACCTTCCATCATTGATTTACCATAAGGTAACCAATTTGTATCATTTAACATTCTAAAATGGGCAATTTCATAATTTTCATAATAAATTTTTTCTGAGGAATTTGTATGTGTTGCAACTCCTCCACCAAATGATGCATCATGCATAAATCTAACGTATTCAGGTTTGTTTGGATCTATTCCTTCTTCTCGTTGTAATTCATAAACTGATATTGGCTCTACATTTGTTATTCCAACTTTTTCTAAAATATCCAGTTTTAGATAAAAATCTCCGTATTTTGACATGTTTCTAATCCAAGGCCAGAGATTAAATTCTATATTTAATACATCATAATATAAATTGTGTAAAATATCTTTTATTTCTTGTTTGCCACTTTTTATTTCCAATACATCTCCATACTCATTTTTCATAGTAGATTCATCTGCATATATATCAAGTGCTGATGATACAATTGAATCTGTATCCATTGACTCATAATCTGTAAAAAGCTCCTGTCTCATTTGAGCAAACGCTTGAGAAGGATTATATACTGAACTAGCTAAATTAGAATGGTGTAATCTATTATATCTATCTATTAGAGTATTTGATGCTAGTTTTCCAGAAGACTGTAATCTTCCAGTGTCTACTACCCTTAATCCTTTATCACCTACCTGTCTAACAACAGTTGATGTTGAAAATAATTTTTTTAATCTTCCAAAAAATGTTTTATCTGCCATAATTTTCCCTTTCTATAACTTATTTATTTTAATAACCATGTCAAATCTTCGTCTGTATTACCTGTTTTCATAGTCCATTGGTTGTTCCCAAATTTACTATTGTTTGTGTATACTTCAGAGTGTTGACTTTTTCCTATTTTACTAATAGCAAGTTTATCTAATTCGATTCCTTGCTGTTTTAATTTTAATGCTGTATCTCTAACCCACATTGCAATTGCAAACGCCATTACAAGGTCATCATTATATCCTCGCTGGGCTTCTGCTTTACTACCATTCCATATAAAAACCCGTAATTCTTCTAAAAGTCTTTTGGATCTAACAATGCACTCTTTTTCTCTAAAATAAATATCAAGTTTGGAAATTAAAAGTGGTCTAGTTTTTGAAGATGTTGTAAAACCTGGTGTCATTTGTGTTTTATCTTTCAAATCATAGCCCTTTGTTAATTGGGTGGTTGCATCTACTACACCGTCCTGTTTATATGTATAATATAAATTTTTATAGTCTCTGTCTATTGCACTTTGGATTGCTCCAAAACCAACACTCGCATTTTCAATTACAAGTAATGCATCGTTATATTCTGTTGCTGCTGAAACTAGCATATTTCCAAAATCTTTAGGGGTTAGTTGTCCTCTATATTCTGCAACTTGGGTTATTGTTTCTACATCAATAACATGGAAGGTTGAAAAGTCACTACCATCACCACGAGCAACATCGGCTACAACTATGTAGTTTTTATTGTAATCACACTGTTCCCAAATCCAATAATTTCCATCGAATCCTCGCTTTTCTTTTGGATCCATTTGGTATGTTTCTTTATACCACTCTATTATATTTGGATCTATTACGTTGTGGCCTGAAGAAACAAAATCACAATCACATTCTTGAGCTGCCATTTTGGGTCCAAGTAATTCATCTTGTTCATCTCGCCAAGGTTGATTTCTTTCAGGGTGTACACTCCAATGTAGTCTAATTGTATTAAATTTATTACTTCCTTCTTCTGCTTTTACCCAAGTTTTATGGAAGAAATTACCAACACCATTTGGGGTAGATAATATTATAGCTTTACCACCTGTTGCCAATGTTTGTTGGGATGATGCCCAAATTTCATCAATCTTATCAATAAATGCGGCCTCATCGACAACTAATAGTGAAAGTGCTTCAGATCTACCTGCATCTCCTGAACTAGAAACTGCTTTAATTTGTGAGCCGTTTGCAAACCTTAAACTTAATTTATTATCTTCTACAGAGGTACCCTTTAACCAACTTGGTAAATATTGATGCATTTCCCTAACCTTGGTTACAAGATTTTTTGCTACATCTTGTTTTGTTGCAATTACAAGAACATTTTTATCTTCGTGAAATAGCATTAACCATAAAGAGTATCCAGCCGATATTGTTGAAATACCCAACTGTCTAGACTTAAGTATAATATTATAGTCGTTATTTTGGAATTGTTCTAAGGAACGTTCTTGGAATTGATATAAATTAAAGGGTATTCTTCCCTTGATTGGGTGTTGGATTTGACAATACTTTTTAAGAAAGTATATTGGATCACTAACACACTTAAGATATTCTTCTTTAATTATATGTTTTAGAGACTTCGTCTTCTTCATATATATAAATATATTTTCAAGACAATATTATGTATGTTATTACTTTTTTGTTTTACCGAACCAACCTTTTTTTGTTTTTTCTTCTGGTTCTGGATTTTTTGATTTCGTAACTTTTTCTATTGAACGACCAGCAAAATATGCTCCATATACAGTAATTAACAATGTTTGATATATTGGTTTATAAGCATCATTTATTGCAAAATCTCCAATATTTCCATCAAAGAAACTCATTACTACAAAAATAATCGTTAAAAATACAAGTGTAAGTGGTCTTATATTTTTTGATAACCATGAATCTGAATTCATATCAGCTTGCCATCTAGATGATACTGCTTCTTGTGCTGTTTTATTAGCATCATGTAATATTTTTTCTAAATCATTTTTAAGTTGTAGTTTTTCTTCTTTACTTGTTGTTAGATTATCTATTACACCTCCAACTTTACCTATAACTTCGCCAGCTCCTCCGGCAAATATGCTTGCTAATATGCTCATAACTTTTCTCTCTTTATATTTTAATATTCAAATGGTGGGGTACGATAATCTTTAGTATCTATCCCGTACCAATTTTTGCCAAGTTTATAATACCACCAACCATGATCTGTATCGTGAGCTACCTTAAACTTACCCTTTGGTAATGGTGAATCTTTTTTAGATGCTCTTGCAATGTATTTTAATACTGGAACACCATCGTCCCAAACCTTGCTAGTTGATCTGGCCTTTACTGTTTTTCTATTATTTGTATTTGTTGCTTTGAGAAGTTTACCACCACCTTCTAGGTCGACTAGAAAATCCTTCCAAACATCTTCATTTAACTTACCTTCTTTCATATTTTTCATCCAACCAAATGCATCCATCGTATATGCCATTGCAGCTTCTGGATCTTTTTCTTTTAGTTTTTTGATTAGTGCTTGTACACCTTTTCTATGAAAATATTTTTCTGGTAAATTATCTAATGCATTCTTGAATTTATTTGAAACTGTTGAATACTTATTTGCTTCACTTAAGTTTTCATTAAATTCATCATCAACTGGCTCAGTTTTTAAGGCTTTATTAAATTCCAATTCTGCCTTTTGTACTGCCTTATGTAATTTTATTAACGATTGCTTAAATGCTTCCTTCTTTTTAGGATCTTTTTCGCCAACAAACTTTTTTCTCAATTGTTGTTGTTTTAATTGTATGTTTGAATAAGCCTCTATTGCTTTTTCAAAATTCTTAGTTATAGAAGATTCTAATAGAGTATTTACCTCTTCAACTATTATTCGTTTAACATTTTTTATATTCATAAGTTTTTCTCGCTAATAATAAATATACGTATATTACGTAGTTATATCCATACCATCAAATTTTTTCTTAATATCTTTTTTAATATTTTTTATATTACTTTCTACTAGTTCTTCAAGTTGTTTTTTATTTTGTTTAGACCAATCTTCAACTTTTCCTGCCTCTGTAATATATCCATCTCTATTAACATCATCTATATAGTCTTTGGCATATTTTTCTAAATCTTCTATCCAGGAAGTATAATTATTTACTAAAATATCTTTTTCATATTTTTTGAAATCAAGTTTATTTTTTATTTTTAGATTTGTTTCATGTGAGATTCTACAATTTGAACATTCTGCATGTAGTTTCCAAAAAATCTTATCTAATTCACCTCGCATTACTCTTGAATTACATTTTGGACAAGTAAGCGGCATGATAATTAGTTTCCTGGCCTTGTCCAACTTTGTTACTGTTTGAGTTATTCCATTTTTAACTGTCCATTTAGTTTTTCCTTCTGTCCAAATGTCACCTTCTATGTGTTCTTCGGTTTTTTGACCATAACCTATTTGTATTTTTGTTTTATTACCATAATCTTTAGTGATAATATTTCTCATTCTTTGAACCTTATGTTCTGGAATATATTTTTTCATAACCTTTTCTCCTTTAGAATGTCATCATTCCTGTAATTTGATTTACTGGGGCAAATGCTCCTGTTAATTTATATGTGTTTCCTTTATATATAAAAACTAATCCTTCTGATGGAACAATTGTTTTGAATCCACCAATAGAATTTATTTTATTTAATTGTTGAGTTAATCTATTTAATTTCTTGAGGTCTCCACCTTTTCTAACATCACTAATAGCCTTTGCAACTTGTTTTCTTACATTTTGAACCGCTTTATCTGGGTTAGCTGCTAAGAATCCTTCTACATTTTTCAATACTTCTGCTCCTAGTTCAAAAAATAGTGTTTCAAATGGTAGCATGTTTTTCTTTACCTGTGATTCATGTTTTTGTTTATCTATATCAATTACTTTTGCTAGAATTTTTTCATCTTCAATTGTTTTCTTAGTTAATCTAAATGATTTATCAAAGAATGCCCAACGTTTTACTAATCCCATTTTAATTGTATTATCAACACTTCCTATTTTTTTATCTACAAAATCTTCCCAGTACGCTTGATGATATTCTGCAAATGATGAAGAGTCTTTCATTCCAAATTTAGACATTAGTTTAGCTAATTTTCCTGTAAAATAAGGTTTTTTAGCTGAGTAGTCTTGATGTGGATTCACCTTTAATATTTTTGGGCCAATTACACTAAAATTCTTCTGGACACGAGCATCGACTTGTTGTATCATTCCGGCCAATATTCTAGCTCCATCGGAAACTGTTCCTATGGCTTTGCCATCCTTATACTTTAGTACATTATGGAATTGAAGATGTGGGGCGTCATAAGTAATTACATTTGAAGATGCTGGGTACATGATTTCCATGTTTACCCAATTATTACCATTATCAAATATCTTTTCTTTTTGTTTATCATTTATACTACCAATAGCTTTTGATAGATCATTCATAGCATAGTTAAAGGCCTTTTCTATATTACCTCTACCTGCAAACTTTTTTGCAATTGCCTTAGAATCAACTCCACCTCTTTTAATATCACCAGTATTTCTTGCTGCGAGTAGTTTTTTGTTCCAAGTAATAAATAGATTTTGGCCATCTGTTTTTTCTGTTGCAGATTTTTCAAGGTCTAAATTTCCCTGAAGAGATAAATCTATTATTTTTTTGAAGTCTCCAAAAGTTAAACCTTTGTCATCAAATGGGTGAGACATGTGACCATATGCTCCACCTTCAGTTATAATTTGGCGTGCTAACCATTGGCCAAGGTTTTCATCTAGAGTATTGATAGATATATTTTTTGGAAAAGAAACCTTTTTTCCTTGTTTTTGTTTCTTAAGAGTTTTTTTAAGGTTGCTCATTTCTTTGGATTGTTTTATTGGTTCTTTTTTTGAAGATTTGATTGATTTATCTGCCCCTAGAAAATCTAAAAATTCATAACCAGATTGGCGAGCTAAATATTTAGACCAACGTTTCCACCTATTCCAAGCTGCTTTACCAACCATATCTTTCATATAATTTGTACCACCAATAACATCACCTGCACCTGTTGCTGGAATTCCAGCTGGATAATATGATACTCCACCAGTTGGTCCATTTGGGTAGGCCGTGTTATGTTGAAAAAATTCTTCTTCAGGTACAAGATAATTTAATACACTCATACCAAGTCTAAATGCCATTTTTTCAGTGTCTTTTCTATACGATTTTTGTACACCATAAAAATATCTTGGGCCTGAATCTGCTTCTGGGGCTCCTGCGCCAGCAAATACTGAGGCCTCTTTTATTATATTGTTTATGTTTGTTTTATTAAAAAAGTTTTCCATTACTTCATTCAACGATTCTAATTTCTTTACAATCATATCGTATAGTTTTGTATGTCCAAATATACCTTTGAATAATTTTTTCTTTTCTGTTGAATCTAATTCTTTATCACCTAAAGCTTTTCTAATTGCTGTTCCACTCATCTCACCATAACCAGAAACTTTTAATGAAACATGTGGAGCTATCATTAAATATGCGCCATCTTTATATCCAACTTCAGCCTTGCCTTTCCAATCTTGAAAGAATTTTCCTTTAAGTCTGCCTGCATCTTTCTTTCCTACAACAAATACTGCAGATGTAGTTTCTGGGTCATATTTTTTTAAGATTTCTTCAGCTTTATATGGGCTTTTTACCTGTTTTACCTTTGAAATTCCATGAGCTTTAATTATTTTTTTCTTTTCTGAAAATGAGAATGGAGATTTGGGAAGGTCTACCTTACCGCTAGTTGCTACCCATACATCATCAAATTTTGAACTAAGTTGATTATATACTTGAGCATGATGTTTACCCATAGGTTGAAACCTACCTGGATAGATAGCAACTACCTTTGTTATCTTCTTTTCTTCAAGAAGTATTTGATCAGCTAAATGTTGTCCTAAACTCATGATTTTCTTAGCTCCAATTCTTTTTTAATCCAGGATTTTGCAATATGATTTTGTATTGGTCTATTAACAAATTCTCTGGCATTTGCCTTTACAACTTTTTCAAACTCTTTATGTTCACTATTATCTACAACTAACATGTTGCTTGCGCCAAATAATCCTTGAAACTTACCCATGTTATTATTTACAGCTTGCCAAGATTTTTTTACCAATTCACTTGGTAGTTTTCGTTCTCTTTTATAATTTCTTTCAAGAGCAACGTCTAAGTCTGTATTTACGAATACCATAAAGCAATCATATCCAACGGACTCTAGCTTCTTCTTTTGCTTTGATATATTAGGATAGTTTTTTCCAGTACCATCTATTAGTAGTCCTAATCTACCATTAATATAGTTTTTAAGTGCTGCATCCCTAACCTTTTTACTTTTATTTCTTAGTTCCATTGCTTGTTGATATTCTGCTGGATTAAGTTTAGCTATATCTTGGCTTAGTCCCTTCATTTGCAAATATGTTTCAAAGTATTTATCACTATTAACAGACTTTAATCCTTGAGCAGATACATGTGGCATTTTTTCAGGCATTCCAAATAGTGTTGATGCAGCATAAGACTTACCACTTCCTGGTCCACCAGCAGTAAATATTGCTTTGAATATACCTGGATCATATACTCCTTCGTTTAATATGTCTACTAATTTAATCATATATTATAAATATAAAGATATATTCTATATTGTTATGTTTCCGCTAATCATTGATATTTTTCCAGAACTAAAAGAAATAGAATTTGTAAGTTTATAATATACTTTCACATATATATAATCTGCCATAAGGGCAATAGCGGGTGTTGGTTCTACGGGATCAAATAAATTTACACGAAAATCATCGTTTATCATCCCGAAAGTCCAAGTTTTGCCCCATAATTCAGTTGGACCACCAACTAAAATATTTGTACTACTAGGATTAGTACCAGCAGGGACTGTAGTTGTTATAGTGGATGTAAAGGCACTTTCACCATGATGGTATATTCTTGTAGAGAATTCGGAATCAATTATGCAACTTGTGCCGGCATCTACGATAACTATTTCTATACCTGTTACCTCATAACCAAAAGTGGAAGATGGGAAATTCAGAATATTAGATACAGTTAAATTAGCATAGGCTGCATTTTTACCTACGTCTAGATAAAATTGGCCACCATCTGATATGATGGCCGTTAGGCTACCATTGGCGGCCTGTGGATAACCTCCAAAAACTTCAGTAAAACCTGTTTGATAGTAATACATATATTATTCTTCTGGATCCTCTGTTTCCCAAAACGAAGAGGATGTTGAGGAAATTTCTGTTACTTCAAAACCACTTGATCCAGAATTATAACAATAATAACCCAATGAATCATTTGGTTTTACAATTTCTGCATATCCAATCATTGTTGGTCCAGCTATATCTGTCCGAGTATAATTTTTTATTGTTCCACTAGAAACCTTTGTTGATAAGTCTGCAAGAGATGCAGATAAAAATACTGCAAATGGTTCATTAAAAAATATTGCATCACTATCATCTAATTCAGCTGATTCTACTCCATCTTCAACTACAACCTTTACAGCTATATTTTTTGTTATTAGTTTTCCATTATATCTAAAAACACTATCCCAATGATAAAGTTTATAATTACCAAATTCCTTAATAAGGTTTTCACCATTCCAAGCAATTAGTTTGCTACCAGTATATTCAGCCTTTAATTCGTTATATGTTGCCATAATTTATCTCCTAACTTGTTTCTAAGTGTACGCCTCTAATCCAACCAGACTTGCTTGCAATTGTTGGGTATTCTTGATATTCATGTATAAAGTGTTTAGATTCTCCATCAAATAAAGATCGCTTCTCCCACGAATCTCCCTTTGGTATTGTGTGATACCGGGCGCTCAATCCTCCATTTACAGAATCATTATTTCTTGTAGAAGCCGATAATTCGGATATAAGACTTAAATCTCCTGTTCTACAATCAAAATTATAATGGGCTATATGCGCGTTTGGTGCTGTTGCAGTATTCCAATGTAATACGAATTCGGTTGTTACGTCCTTTTTTGATATAATATTAAAGTGTTGCCAACATCTACCACCTGCATTAGCACTTGTTCCATTTATATATCGCCTACTTCCAGTCACCTCTGATAATCCTATCTGGTTTGATAAATCTGTTATTGTCACAGAATCTGCTTGGGTTATTCTTGCACTGTGACAGTACATTTGGCCTAAATTGGCCGTAGATCCATTAGGGTCTCCTCCACCAACTAAAGAAAACCAAACTATCCAGTCATCTCCATTTGGTGCCTTACCTACAAAATCTCCAACATTACTTGAAGCTTTTACATCTGTTTGAGATTTCCAATCATCGTTCACTAATGTCCAATCACCTGATCCTATAGTAGTCCAAGCGTTGGTTGTAGAATTAAAAGTTGTCTTTGTTGGATCAGCATAAAATAAGGTGTTTGACTTATAGTTTCCACCATATGAATGGAAACAAGCATAAAAGAATTTGTGAGTGGGACCATCTGTTGAACCACTTCTATATGCTAAAAGAGTACCATGGGATCCATTAGAGAAAGCAGCATACCCTGAAGGTTTAACTGGTTCAGTAGCTATGTGAGGATATAAAGTTGTTCCAGATTTTCTTATCACAGAAGGCTTTGATTCCATATTACCCCGACATGTGAGAAAGGCAACTGCTGATTCAGAAAAATTAGTATAAGTAGGGGAAGTAAAATTATTACTTTTTGCTGTGTGTACAGCTGTTAGAGCAGTTAATGTTCCGTCGGCATTTAGAAATTGGCCGTAAGTTTTTCCAGAAATGGATTGATTTCTCATAACTATTGCTGCCGATCCAGAACCTATTGGATATGTCCATACACCAGCAACATTTGTTACTCCTGATGTTGTTTCTGGAATAGTTAATCTTTGAAAGCTCCCTGTTCCACCTGAACTTCCATTTTGAAAAGCTCCACTATCAAAACCCTTTATTGCATGGCCAATTATTTTACAGTTGTTTGATGTATGCGCCCTATATGCAGATATCACAATTGGTTCTCCACTACTACTTAAAATAACTGTTGCACTTCTATATGGGTTGTGGCCAAGATTAGAATCACCATAATACGTATCTGCTAGTGGTATATCTGGGGCATCTACACTATGATTACCAGAATAATCGCTTCCTGTTCTGAAAACCCAATTTTTATAGTGGTCGTACCCATTAAAATTATTAAGATTATGTGTTGTCTCTCTAGGAGAAACTGGGTGGTTTGTGTTTGCTGGATTAAAATCCTTAAAAAAAGATATATTAGAAGATAGTTCAGCTGAGTATGATATTGTTCCTATAGAAGCAGATAGTGTTGAAAGGGTTGTTAAAGATAAATCTCGCATTCCACTAAATGATGATGAAATATTATACATAGATTGGGATAAACTAATATTAGCCATGTTTAATCTCCTCTATTTTATTATTTAATTCTTTTATAGATTCTATAAGTAATGGAATTATTGAAATATAATTTACAACCTTATATGTTTCTTCTGCACCAAGTATATTTTTATTTTTTACTAATTGAGGTATTATTTTTTCTACATCTTGTGCAATCAATCCAAAGTCTGGAGTTTGGTCTTTTTTCCAATTAAATGATTTTCCATCTAAGTTAAGAACCTTTTCTAATGGACTATCAATCGGTTTAATGTTTTCCTTTAATCTATAATCTGATGGGGTTGTACTAGATGCTACGACATCTCCTATTGCATGTATATCTCCACCTGCATAAATATATCCACTTGCACTTATATTTCCTGATGCTGATATATGCCCATTAGTAGATGTTAATGTAAGGTTACCTTGGTTAAGTTCTAGTTCGGAACTTCTTATTGTCGCTGGTTGTTGGTATGTCCCCAAGACCATTGAAGAACCATTCCAAATTGCAGCATAGTTGCCACCAGATTTATAACCTTGAGCATCAATATCTCCACTTGCTGTTATTTGTCCTGTTGTTAAATTTCCAGTATTTATAATATCACCGCTTGCACTTATATTTCCTGAAGCTGATATTTGAGTATGAACAGTTGTTTCAAATGTTGTTTTTATTGACTTAAATCCAACAACATCTAATGCACCACCATCACCTGCTTTTATGTTAAAAGTTCCAGCTGAAGGGTTTGTAAGAGAAACTCCTGTTACTGTATCATTATTAAGAACAAATTTAGATGATATAATATCGCCACTTGCACTTATATTACCTTGAGCAGAATTAAAACCGGATGATGTTATATTTCCTGTTGTAATATAATGGAAAGGATCTGTCCTTAATGAACCACCCTTAACATATAAATCAGATGTCGTCAACATTAATGAAGATGGAGAAGTTAGTTTGTTTGCATAAAGAATACCACTTGCACTTATATCTCCAGATGCTGATATGTGGCCTTGGACATGTAATTGTGTAGTACCTATTCCATGACCACGAATTTCTGGTGTATGTATATAACCACTTGAACTTATAATAGATGATGTTAATGAAGTATTATATATATTAGTAATACTTGCAGAGGTACCTATATATGTTGATGCTGATATTATAGATGCTGATACTGGTGCATCTAATTTTATATTTGTTCCATCTATTTCTGTTTGTTTATTATTTCCATAATAGGTAGTTGTTCCACTATCACGGGCAATAAGTCCTCCATTTGAATAATAATGATCTGCATAAATATACCCACTTGCACTTATATTATTTGAGGCTGTTATACTATGCATTATAGATATTCCCTCACCAGAATTATATTCATCTATTTGGTCAACCACTAATCTAAGAACTGTTGCAGCTGTTGTTAGAGTTAAATTATGGCCGAATAAATCACCACTTGAACTTATATTACCTAAAGCTGTTATAGTATTAAATGGTTGGTCAATATTGTCTGCTAATATGTAAGAAGCCGAATCCGCGGATATTGCATGGGATGATGAAATTTCTGTCGTTATCTCATGAGAAGCTGATATAGCATAAGATGCAGTTACGAGTAGTAATGGTACCACTGAACCTGTTCCGTCTGCTAGCTCTCCACTACTTGATAGTTGGAGTACCCTTTGATATGTATCCTGAATATTTTGGCCTGTGAAGTCGTCTGATCCAGCCATTTATATAACCCCTATTTTCTTTTTGCTAGTACTTTAACAACCGTATCTATAACTTCTCCTGTTTCTTTTACTGGATGCTTACTAACATATTCTGCTATAACATTATTTAACTTATTTCTTTTTATAGAAAGATTTTTAATATTTATTTTTTCTTTTATCAAAAGCTTTAAGATGTTTAATACATGTTGTTTTTCTGAAAGAGATATTCTAGTATCCTTTATTCCCGATACACTTATTCTTGTACTATGTGGTTTACCTATATTTGATTTATTTGTTTGAGATTTTACTTCTACAGTTACACGCTTGGATTGTTCTACTTCAAAATCACTTTCCCATGGGATAAAATATGTGTCTTCTGCAATAATTTCTAATTTTATACTTCCCTTTGTGTTTTCATCTATGAGACCTCTTAATTTTTTAATTGGTATAGAACATTTTCCAGAACTTGAAACACTACCATTAAAAAGTATGCTAAAGTCAGTTGATTCTATAACTAATCGGGCATTTGTTTTTGATAAACTTGCCCCAGTAAGATTTATGTCGCATTCAAATATTTCAGTTTTATCTGTAAATAATTTATACATGTATATTCTCCGCTTCTATTTGGGCCTTCACCTCTTTTATTATCATCTCTACGTCTTTAATGTTTATTTTTACATCTTTTACAGACTTAGATTTATCGTATATTTTTATACCTTTTTTACGCATTATTAAATGTACAAGTCTTTTCTTTTTTTCAGGATTTAATACATCTAAAGCATTTTGTAGGCCGATTTTGCCAGCTGCTCTGTTTATTCCCTCTATAAATGCTACGTCGTTCCATAAATACGGGTTATCATTCCATTCGAAATCTGCGTTTTCCCACTTTATATGATTTACAACTTGTGCCATATATAAATATCATTTAATTATTTTTAAGGTTATTAACCTCAAATATAAGTTTGTTTAGTTTTTCTTCTAATAAATTATTGTTATTGTCTAGTTCTTTGATTGACTCTATTAAAATAGGTATCATTGACATATATTTTACAACTTTATATTGTTTATCTTTTCCAAGAATATTTTTTTCCTTTACTAATTCAGGAAGTATTTTTTCAACTTCTTGTGCAATTAGACCATAATCTGATTCATCTGTATTTTTCCAGTCAAATGATTTACCTACTAAATCGCGGATTGTTTTTAATGGATTTGATATATCACCAATATTCTTTTTTAACCTATAATCTGATGGGGTTGTACTAGATGCTACAACATCTCCTGTTGTGTGTATGTCTCCACCTGTATAAATATATCCACTTGCACTTATATTACCTGATGCAGTTATGTGTCCTTGTAGTTGGAGAGGATTACTATTATTTGCGTTAACACCAAGTCTAACAGTTTCTGATCCACCATGATACCTTATTAGAGTTTGTCCTGCAGGTGTTTTCAAACTGTTAGCACGTAAATCTGCTCCATATATAGTTCCACTTGAACTTATATTACCTAATGTACTTATATTACCTGAGGCTGTTATGTGTCCAACTACATTCATACCTCCAACATTAGCTGTTATTACTTCTTCTGCAGCTGATCCTTCAGATTTAGCAACACTAAGTACTAATTTAGCTGTTACCCCAGAATTTCCTGCAGTATTAACAATAGTCTTTATTGTTGCTGCTTCTCCAGCTCCTCTTGAATCTAAAGTACTACCTGAATCAACTGTATATCTAATAGATCCAATAATATCTCCAGGTTCAGCTATCTGCATCAAACCATCATCTTCAGCCTTCATGAGTAGTTCGGTTTTAAGACCTTCTCTTAGGCCGTTAAAATATTCTCCAGCGTCATCTGGTACCTCAATACCTAATTTTGCCGCTAGGAAGTCTCCAGTAATTATACTAGATCCACCCCTGTTAAATTTTAATATGTATTCACTACCTGTTGTTCCACCCTGTGTATCTGATAAGAATGATTCAAAATTTCCTTCTGTATTTATTTTTACACCAGCTAGCGATCCTCTTTGAGTAAATCTAACTTCATCAGCTCTAAAATCCATTTCTGATTGAGGGTCGTCTGTTCCAAATCCAATCCTTCCAGATCCAGAAAGATAAACACTTCCTGATTGGGATGATCCTGTTAAATAAAAGCTGGTTTCATCTCTTGAATCAACTTCCAGTTTTCCAAGATAGATTGTTGGGTCATTTGCATAGAAACCATTGGATTGAGATACTGCACCAGATCTAATTAGCATTACAGAACCCGATATGATTTGAACACTTGGAGAATTTTGTGTATTGACAAAGGCTTGTTGTTGGCCATTTTTGTTAATTACAGTTTGAGTGACATGAATGAGTTTACTTGTTGGGTCCCAAACCATTTGTCTACCACCATCCTCTGTAAATTTATCAACTCTTACTGGGTCTGCGCCGTCTGCTCTCGTTAGTACATCCAATGCATATGCTGGAACTTTTCCTATACCAAGAGCGTCATTTATTCGTATTAGAGCTGCACTAGTATTCATTCCTGTACCACATATTGGTGAGTTAAGTTGGGTTCCAGCATTAGAAGAAATAGCAAAAGTATTAGATACATTTCCAGTTCCATCACCTGCAGAAGCTCCAATAAATATGTTTCCATCTCCACTAGTTATTTCATCTCCAGTATTATATCCTAACATGGTATTTTTGTCTCCAGTTAGTAGACCCTTAGCTGCTTGTGAACCTAAAACTACATTATCCTCCCCAGTAGATACGTTATGCATGGCTTGTGATCCTACGCCTGTATTATCATTTCCATCAAGAGCATCTTTTCCAGCCTTCGAACCAATATAAGTATTATAGTTTCCACCATCCATGCCGAGATTAGTTGCGCCCATAAATGCCTCATTACCAACAGCAGTATTTTCTGAACAACCAGAATCATCGTTTAGTTCTCGGTTTCTACCTACTGCGTATCCAATATAAGTATTACCAATTCCACCTCCCCAATGGTTTTGTGTAGAACCATCATATCCTTTTGGGTCTCCAGTATGGGAATACATTGAATAAGACATACCAGCATATAATCCAATTATTGTTGCTTTTTCTTGGTCACTACCACCATTAAAGGTTTGTTCAATTCTTCCTCGAACATGTAACGCTGGTTTATAAATACTCTTGTACGTTGGAGTGTATTGGGATTGGGAAGGATTTCCATTAATCCAACCAAGCTCCACACTACCAGATGTCCATATAGAATCATTTATGCTTGTTGGGGGAGATGAAGATCCTGACTTATGCCAATCGCCATCATCACCGCCTCCACCGCCTCCACCACTACCAACACCATAAGATCCAGTAGTATACAATTTTCCTGTTGATGATTCTACTATTAAAACATTATTTGACATTGATGCAGCATATGGTATACCTTCTAATCTAACCTTTGGACTAGATGTACTTTGTGAAATTTGAAATATATAGGATGTTGGAGTTAAACCAGTAGTAACTAATCCATCACCTATCCATATAGTTTTTCCATGACTTCCTATTCTTGATTGTGTTATATATGTAGCTGCTATATGCCAATCATCATCCCCAGTTAAATCTGATAATAGTCGTTTTCCAACTCTACCCTTTGTTGAATGTATTACTGCTGCATATGTTGCTGAATTATCTATTGGGGCATCTGGTAAATAAATAGAACCACTATTTATTATTTCACTACCAGAAATATGTAATTCATATTCAAAATCGCCAGGTTTTGGATTTCTATAACCTATAAATGTTGCATGTGATCCAGCGTTTCTGTAGTCTGAACTTTTTCCTGTAACTAAATGAAATCTGGAATATCCACCAACACCTAAATTCATTATTCTACCGTGTCTTTCGTGTATTGTGAATCCGCCCTTTGAGGCGCCATCCATTGTTGCGCCACCAGGATCTGTATCTGCTATATCGGTATAACCAATAATAGATGAAGTTGCAGCATTATTATGGTCAAATAATATTTGTGCACTTTTACTTGTCGGGGCTGTTCCACCAATATCTGCAGCCAAATGGAGTATTGATGAGGAATAAGAGTCTAGTCTAATCGTTGCGTTACCCTCAGCTGGACCCTTCTTTATTTGTAACGGATAATTAACAAAGGATGCAGAGAATTCTCCTATTCCAACATTACCTATGTGATAAATGCTTTCAGATAATTCTGGCATTTCATGTGCTAATAGGGCTGAACTATAATGGGTTTTAACCCAATCATTATCTCCTATTGGGGTATTACCAAAAAAGGTATCTATACTAGCACTATTAAAAAATACACTTGTTGCTGTGAATGTAAATTCATTATCAAATTCTACATTTTTAATTTCAGATGTATATGCAGCTTTTCTATGGTCATCATTATAAAACTCAAACCTAAAATCTAATGCATCTTTTTCTCCGACATTACCCTTTATTGTTGGTATTATTGTATCAAAATAATGGGGAGTATATCCAAAATGGTCATATGGTTTAACAGATATATCTGCTATATACCATAATCCTGAAATAATTTTGAATCTTAATCTTGCAAATTCAGTTGCATCGGCCTTGAAAGTAAATTTATTACCACCTTGAATATTAAAGTTTAGTGGGTCTTCAGAAACAACCAATTCATTATTTTCAATACCATTTATTGTTCCTATTAGTTTTCCATCAACATCGCCAGTAGAATTTACAGCTGGTCCATGCATATATACATGCATTTCTGGGGATGGACCATTTGGAGGGGTTTTTATAGCATAAGACTTAAATGAGATTTCGTAATATTGATTTTCTCTGAATTCAATATCAACCGTTGATTTTACCAACCAATAATCACTAGTTGTTTGTAGGCCAGTTGCTGTATTTAGTAGGCCTACCTGTAAGGATTCTCGTATTGGAGTTGCAACATTTCCAGTACTCATCTTATATATTATTAGTTCAGGATTATTTATGGTTGCACCTGTATTAGCTGCACCTTCCCAATATTCAAATAA